TCATCTTCAGGTCTTATATTTAATCCAAATACAGGAAATATGACTGTAGGTGGAACAGTAACTGCAAGTTCGGATTTAAAATACAAAGAAAATATTAGAAACATTGAAAATGCTCTTGATATAGTATTAAATATGAAAGGAGTTTTGTTTGATCGTAGAGATACAGGTGAAAAAGATCTTGTAGGGTTTATAGCTCAAGATTTGAAACAAATTTTACCAAATGTAGTTTTTGAAGATGAAAAAATGGGTTTATCAATTTCTTACCAGAACATTACTGCTGTTTTAGTCGAAGCTATAAAACAAATAAATAATAAAATTAACAGTTTAGATAGAGAATAATATATGGCAGTTTTAACTTCAACTTCGGTTACTGGTGTTACAACAATGAGTATTGCTGGTGATTTTACTGCTTATAAATATATAGAAACGGCTGTTGCTATTGGGAATTCTGGTACTGCAGCAACTTTGAATTTAAATAGTGGATCAGTATTTACTGCAACTCTGACAGGTAACTGTACATTTACTATTACCAATGCTGGCGCTGTATCATCTTTAATATTAATTTTAACCAATGATGCTACTCCAAGCAGAACAGTTGCATGGGCTTATTCAGGAGGAACTTTTAGATATCCTGGAGGTTCAGTAACAAGAACCACAAGTGCCTCTGCTGTTGATATTTGGTATCTCACTACACCAAATAGTGGAACAACTTGGTATGTTTCAATCCCTATGGCAAATATTTCCTAGAGGCAGATGCAAATATGTCTACTTTAAATTTAGATTTTGATAGTTTATCGATTGAAGATAAATTGTATTTGGCTAGATCTTCGTCTTCTTTAATAAATGACGAACAAAGACAATCCATTTTGAATGAACTAGAACAATCAAATGTTCAAGAACTTCAAAAATTAAAAGATATGGGAGTCAATCCGGATTCAGTCAAACCTCTTGACGTTACATTACAAGGTTTTGAAGGTGCATTAGGTTTTAGTATATCTAATCAAGATTTATTAAAAATGAAATCTGTTTTATTAACCTACGATAAATATTTAGACACTGTTAAAGAATTAACAAAAATTAAATATAATGTTTTAGAAATATCTTACAATTGTATTTTAGAAAATAATAAATCTATTCCTGTTTCTGAAAGGAACATTTCTTCTGCTGAAATTATTCAGTTTGCAGATAAATTAATTGAATATTTAAAAAATTAAGGTTTTTTTTTTGTTATGAGAGTTTTGCAAAATTTGACATTTGAACCAATTCCTTCTGTTGTTTCCCATGAAAATGTGTTTAACAGTAATGAATTATTTTATTTAAGAGATTTAGCTATTAATTCTAAACTGAATGGAAAAATAGGTGGTAATAATGAATTAAATCAAAATCCTTCAATAAGATCTTCTAAAATAACATGGTTAGAATTCAATGATGAAAATGAATGGATTTACAATAGATTAGAAACGTTAGTAAGTAGTATGAATGAAAAATTTTTTCGTTTTAAACTTACCCAATTCGTAGATCAAATTCAATTATCAAATTATGATTGTAATGTTAATGGTCATTATAGTTGGCACATAGATATGGGTGGTATCAATACACCATCAAGAAAATTGTCTTTAGTACTTCAACTATCTGATCATGAATCTTATGAGGGTGGCGACTTAGAAATACAAACAAGCAACGGTATACAAAAAGTACCTAAAAAACAAGGTTTTTTAGTTGCATTTCCTTCATGGACTTTACACAGAGTAACTCCAGTAACTAAAGGTAACAGACAATCTTTGGTATTGTGGGTTGCTGGACCAAGGTTTGAATAATGCGATCAAATAATAATGTAAAACACTATGATTTTATTGGCGAATATGATGATTTTTTTCCTAAAAATTTTTGTCAGCATTTAATTAATGAGTTTGATAGATTAGAAAAAATAGATTTTAGTTTTCGTAGATATGAATCTATCGATAATTGTGCAAGAATAATTAAAGATGACGCACAAATTTTCTTAAATTATCCCAATGATACTTTTAATAATTTAAGAGATTTCGATGGTAACAATACTATGAAATTGTTTTTTGATTGTTTTTGGGAAGCATATAAACACTATGGTAATTTTTATAGTACAAGCTATAGTTTCCCTAATGTTTTTTGTGACAGTTTAAAATTACAAAAAACTAAACCAGAAGAAGGGTACCATGTTTGGCATTGTGAATACAATCCTGTAAATAAAAGTAGATTATTAGCTTTTATCTTATATCTTAATACATTTGTACAAGGAGAGGGTGGTGAAACTGAATTTTTGTTTCAAAGAAAAAGAGTTATTCCTACAGAAAATAAACTTTTAATTTGGCCTTCTTTTTTCACACATATGCATAGAGGTAATCCTCCTTTGGTTGAGAAAAATAAATATATTGCAACCGGTTGGATACATATACCTGATAATATTTAACTAAGAGGAAAATATGTCAATAGGTTCTAACAAATTAGGTAGGATAAGAAATAGAGTAGTAGGAAGTAGTACAACTTTTAATTCACCAGGTACTTTTGTTGTGCCAAATGGAGTAACTCGAGTAAATATATCAGGTAAAGGTGGTGACGGACAGGGTGGTAATAATGGCCAGCCTGGGACTCCAGGTAAATATGGCGCAGCTGCGGGTGGTGGGATTCATGAATGGAATTTTAGTACTTTTCCTGCAGGGGTTTCTGTTGATAGGGGCGGAGATGGCGGTGGTACATTTTCTTCTTATTATTCGTTGCCTGGTGGACAGGGATCTCAAACCTATGGTCAAGGTGGTGGACATGGGCAAAACGGTACAGCCGGCCCAGCTGGATCCACTGGCGGAAATGGAGGTTCGGGTGCAGCCGGCCAGCCATCTACAGCTATCGGTCAAACGTTACCAGGTGGTAATGGTGGTGCAGGTGGTTCAGGTGGTGCCGCGGGAACTGGTGTCACCGCTTATGGTGGCTCCATAGGGTGGTTTGGATATTGGTGTTTAGGAAATAACGATGGTGGAGATTCCAACGGTATCCCGGGTGATGGTCCTGCAGGTGGCGCAGGGGGGCAGGGGAAAGGCGTAGTTTGTTACTATACTAATCCTAATCAGCAATGCGGCCAACCTGGCACTACTATATGGGGGGATAACGGTGGAGGTGGAGGAGGAGCTGGAGGAGGAACAAGATCCTTTCCCACTGCTAATGCAGGTCAAGGAGGTGGTGGACAGGGCGGTAAGGCTGGAAATCCCGGAGGGTCTGGAAACCCCGGACAGGGAGGCCAAGCCGCTTCTCCGTCAAGTATTAATAATGTTTTTGTAGCTCCTGGTGGTTCGTATCCTGTATCTGTAGGATCTCCAGGAGGACAAGTAACTATAACTTGGAACACTGTATAGGCAAAAAATGGAAATAAAAAAGACTTTAGAAGAAAAAATTCAAGATTTGGATAGATATGAAGATATGATTCAAAAATATGGGGAATTAACCAAACACGCACCAGATCTTTATCATTTATCTAAAGAAGTTAGAGCACAGTACTTATTTTTGGAAAATCAAAGATTATTAGATGATAAATTAAGTGAACGATTTAGAGCTATATCTTATTCGATTGGTTCATTAGGTGGTGATTCTTTTGAAATTTCATTAAGAACAAGAACCGGTGATAATTATTTTACTATAATAAATAGAGTTGAAGTTGTTGAATTAATTCATAAACTATCTGCTAGTATAGGATGTCACCTTAGTATTGCTCCAAGAGATGATTTTGCTTCTTTCAGGGGTTGGAAAACTGATGATGATGGTAATTATCGTCCACTGGGATTTGTTAAAGAAGAAAATAAAAAATTAACTTTATCAAATCAAGGTGAATCACTTGAAAAAATTTCGGATAATGATACATAATAAAATATCTATAGTTATCAACAATCATTAAATTTAAGGTATTTATGAAACTTTGGCAACTTAAAAAAATATCCAATAACGAACCTTTAAATGATCCTCAACCACTTCCTGAGAATTGGGGGCCTATTTTTGGTTTACATGGAGTAAAAGATAGATTGCACGATTTATCTTGGGTAAATTTGGAAGATCAAGGATGGTTTGAAGTAGAAGTTCCGGATCTTCCACCTAAAAGTAATATTGAATTAGAAGCAGAAATCAAAGAAATAATAATTAAACTACTAAAAGATTCAGATTATACAATGTTACCTGACGTTATAATGACTAAACAAAAAAAATCAGAATGGGAAAATTATAGAAGGTTACTTAGAGAAATAAAATATCAAAGTGGATATCCACATTCAATAGATTGGCCTATAATACCACAGTAATCCAAATCCATAAATAAAGCCATAGGAGATTTCTTATGGCTATAAAAGCAAATTTGACGGTAGATCAAGGTACTACCTTCACAACAACATTAAATCTTACTGATTCAAATGACATCCCAATCAATTTGGATGATTACTCATATTCTGCTCAATTAAGAAAACATTACACTTCTTCTAATTCAACTTCTTTTACTGTTTCCGGTGGAGGAAACACAGGAATTTTGACCTTGGCACTTTCTGCAAATGCTACTTCAAATTTGACTTTTGGCAGGTATGTTTACGATGTTGAAATAACAGAAACTTCTAGTGGAGCAGTAACTAGAGTAGTAGAGGGTATAGTAACAGTAACACCTAACGTAACCAGATAATGACAACTATAAAGTTAAAAACTATTGGGGGAGTGTTATCCTCAACTGGTTCTGAAATAACTGTACCATTACAGGGCAGTCAGGGTGTTCAAGGACCTCAAGGTTCACAGGGTGTTCAAGGATCTCAAGGAACACAGGGAGTACAAGGCTCACAAGGAATACAAGGTGCTCAGGGTGTACAGGGTATACAAGGTGTACAAGGACATCAAGGTATTCAAGGACATCAAGGTATACAAGGTAATCAAGGTTATCAAGGTATTCAAGGATATCAGGGAATTCAGGGATCTCAAGGTGTTCAAGGTAACCAAGGAGTACAAGGTGCTCAAGGGGTACAGGGTTCGCAGGGTGTCCAGGGAGCCCAAGGAAGACAAGGATTTCAAGGGGTTCAAGGTAACCAAGGAGTACAAGGTGCTCAAGGTGTTCAAGGAGCACAGGGTGTTCAGGGTGTACTAGGAGCTCAAGGAAATCAAGGCATCCAAGGAGCTCAAGGTTTTCAAGGAAATGTAGGTGCTCAGGGTACATTAGGAGCACAGGGTTATCAGGGTGTACAAGGAGCCCAAGGTAAGATAGGAACGTTTAGTGGAGCAGCTTTTGAATATTCTTTTGACACATTGTCATTTACAAACGCAGATCCTGGAAATGGAATATTAAAATTTAGCAATTCCAATATTGTTAATGCTTCTAATCTTTATATTGATTTTTTAGACAATCAATCACCTGCTGCAAATGTCTATAATTTTCTTCAAACTATAGATGATTCTACTTCTTCAATAAAAGGTACTTTCTCTATCACTGAAATAGCAAATGATGCTCATTTCGCTAATTTTTCTATTACAGGTTTACATACAGAACAAACTGATTATTTTAGTGTTCCAATTGCTTTCTTAAATGGTAGTAATAGTTGGGCTAATGGAACTTCTATTATTATATCTTTTGCAAGAACAGGTGATAAAGGTGATACTGGTGCACAAGGTGTTCAAGGTAACCAAGGAGTACAAGGTGCTCAAGGTGTACAAGGAGCTCAAGGTGTTCAGGGACAACTAGGAGCTCAAGGAAATCAAGGCGTTCAAGGTAATCAGGGTCATCAAGGCGTTCAAGGAGCTCAGGGTGTTCAGGGACAACTAGGAGCTCAAGGAAATCAAGGGGTCCAAGGAGCTCAGGGCGTTCAAGGAGCGCAAGGAGTACAAGGAGCGCAAGGAGTTCAGGGGTTCCAAGGTGTACAAGGTGCACAGGGAGTCCAAGGAGCACAAGGAGTACAGGGTGCACAGGGTAGACAAGGATTCCAAGGAGTTCAAGGAGCTCAGGGTGTACAAGGTCAACTAGGAGCTCAAGGTTTCCAAGGAGTTCAAGGAGCACAGGGTGTTCAGGGTGCACAGGGAGTTCAAGGTTCGCAAGGTGCTATTTCAACTTGGACTAAAGTCACTACCACTCATACAGCAACAACGTTTCAAAGAATTATAGCAGATTCTTCTGGTGGATCATTTACAATATATCTTCCATTGTCCCCATCAGCTGGACACTCTGTTGAGATAACAGATGGATATGATTGGGAAACTAATAATGTTACTGTAGATAGAAATAGTTCAACAATTGAGGGGCAAAGTGAAAATCTCATACTGAATGTAAAGGGTATTTCAGTTGAGATGGTATATGATGGTACAACTTGGCAAGTAGTAGCAACATTGGGCAAACAAGGCGTTCAAGGAGCTCAGGGTGTACAAGGAGCTCAAGGTGTACAAGGAGCTCAAGGTGTTCAAGGATATCAGGGGGTTCAAGGACATCAGGGTGTACAGGGTGTTCAAGGAGCTCAAGGCGTTCAGGGAGCTCAAGGCGTTCAGGGAGCTCAAGGTGTTCAAGGATATCAGGGTGTTCAAGGAGCAGCTGGTTCAATGAATGATGCTATAGTGTTTGCTATCGCACTTGGATAGCAAACTAAATATAAAAAAGGTACATAACAAGAATAAGATATGGCAAGCGTATTTAAAAATTATGTTAAAAATAGTATAGGTACTACTGCTAATACAGTGTTTACTGGTCCTACTGGAGCCCAAACTACAGTAATAGGAATCAGTATTTCAAACATCTACACACAACCGGTTGATGTTGATTTTTTTATTAGTATTGGAGGTTCTAATACTTACATAGTTAAAAACGCTACCATTCCCAAAGGTGGAGCATTAATTCCTGTTGGTGGTGATCAAAAATTAGTCGTTGAGGACGGTGATATACTTTATGTTGTTTCTAACACAGCTTCATCCGTAGATGTAGTAGTTTCTACTTTAGAGATCACATAATATGGCTTATATAGGTAACGCACCGACGACAACAGGCGCAACTGGCGCTCAAGGTTTCCAAGGGGTTCAAGGAGCTCAAGGTGTTCAGGGACATCAGGGAGTTCAAGGAGCTCAAGGTGTTCAGGGACATCAGGGAGTTCAAGGAGCTCAAGGTGTTCAAGGCTTCCAGGGCGTTCAGGGAGATCAAGGTGCTCAAGGCTACCAAGGTGTTCAAGGACACCAGGGTGTTCAAGGTGCACAGGGCGTTCAAGGAGCCCAGGGCGTTCAGGGTCACCAAGGAGTCCAAGGTGCACAGGGTGTTCAAGGAGCTCAAGGTGTTCAAGGACACCAGGGTGTTCAAGGTGCACAGGGCGTTCAGGGAGCTCAAGGAGTCCAAGGTGCACAGGGTGTTCAGGGAGCACAGGGTGTTCAGGGTCACCAGGGTGTTCAAGGTGAACAAGGATCTCAAGGCCATCAAGGCGTTCAGGGAGCACAGGGTGTTCAGGGACATCAGGGAGTTCAAGGAGCTCAAGGTGTTCAAGGAGCACAGGGTGTTCAAGGAGCACAGGGTGTTCAAGGAGCACAGGGTGTTCAAGGACATCAGGGAGTTCAAGGAGCTCAAGGCGTTCAGGGAGCTCAAGGTGTTCAAGGACACCAGGGTGTTCAAGGACACCAGGGTGTTCAAGGAGCTCAAGGCGTTCAGGGCGCTCAAGGTGTTCAAGGACACCAGGGTGTTCAAGGAGCTCAAGGCGTTCAAGGAGCTCAGGGTGTACAAGGTGTTTTAGGAGCTCAAGGTTTCCAGGGTGTTCAGGGAGCTCAAGGTCGTGATGGACAGTTTGGTGGTGCATCATTTTATTACTATTTTGATACTGATACAAATAATACAGTTTCAGCTAACGGATACTTAGAGTTCTCTAACACAAACTTATCTCAAGTAAACACTATTAGTATTGCTGATGCTGATAAGAACAACGCAAATATACATTCATTTTTAGTAACTATAGATGATTCTACTAGTGCCATTAAAGGTCTAGTAAAAGTTAGTGAGGAAGCAAATAATTTAAATTATGTAATTTATAACATTACAGGAGTACATACCGATGATACAAGTCACATTGATGTTCCTGTAGCTTATGTAACTGGAACAACAACACCTTTTAATTTAAATGCTAATGTAATCGTGACATTTACAACTACTGGCGATAAAGGTGATGTTGGAGCTCAAGGATTTCAAGGCGTTCAGGGACATCAGGGTGTGCAAGGAGCCCAGGGCGTTCAAGGAGCTCAGGGTGTTCAAGGTGCTCAAGGTGTCCAGGGATTCCAAGGCGTTCAAGGAGCTCAGGGTGTTCAAGGTGCTCAAGGCGTTCAGGGATTTCAAGGCGTTCAGGGTGCTCAAGGTGTTCAGGGAGCACAGGGTGTCCAAGGAGCTCAAGGAGTCCAAGGAGCTCAAGGTGTTCAGGGAGCACAGGGTGTCCAAGGAGCTCAAGGCGTCCAAGGAGCTCAAGGTGTTCAGGGATTTCAGGGTGTTCAGGGTGCTCAAGGCGTTCAAGGTGTTTTAGGGGCTCAAGGGTTCCAAGGAGTCCAAGGTGCTCAAGGTGTACAAGGACTTCAAGGCGTTCAGGGTGCTCAGGGTGTTCAGGGAGCACAGGGTGTTCAAGGTGCTCAAGGCGTTCAGGGATTTCAAGGAGTCCAAGGAGCTCAAGGAGTCCAAGGAGCTCAAGGTGTACAAGGAGTTCAGGGTGTACAAGGAGCTCAGGGTGTCCAAGGATTTCAGGGTGTTCAGGGTGCTCAGGGTGTACAAGGTGTTTTAGGAGCTCAAGGGTTCCAGGGAGTTCAAGGGGCTCAAGGTGTACAAGGACTTCAAGGAGTTCAAGGAGCACAGGGTGTTCAAGGAACTAATGGAACAGTAGGTGTTAATGGAGCACAAGGAGCTCAAGGGTTCCAAGGTGTACAAGGTGCACAGGGAGTTCAAGGTGCTACTGGACCTACAGGACCTACAGGACCTACAGGACCACAAGGAGTTCAAGGTGCTACAGGACCTACAGGACCTACAGGACCACAAGGAGTTCAAGGTGCTACTGGACCTACAGGACCTACAGGACCTACAGGACCACAAGGAGTTCAAGGTGCTGCTAATTCAGGAACTATAAGTGATGATACTTCTACAAATGCAACATATTATCCAACTTTTGCTACTGCAACATCTGGAACGTTCAGCCCAAGAGTAAGTTCAACAAAATTAACTTATAATCCTTCTACAGGTGCTTTATCCGCAACAACTGTAACAGGTAGTTCTGATTTAAAATTTAAAGAAAACATTGAGTCTATAAAAAATGCTTTAGAAACTGTTTTAAAATTAAGAGGAGTAGTGTACACTAGAAATGATACTGATCCTCAAAGAAAAGAAATTGGCTTAATTGCTCAAGAAGTGGAATTAATTGTCCCTGAGCTTGTTTTAGAAAATAATAATGGTAAGTCACTGTCTTATGGAAATATAACAGCTCTTTTAATTGAAGCTATAAAGGAACAACAAGTTCAAATAGAGGAATTGAAAAAGAAACTTTATTGATGGTGATATGTGAAATATAATGAACCTTTTGACCATTGGATTTTAGATAACTTTTTAGATTTAAATCTTGCTGAAAAGTTATCCAATGATTTTTTAGATTATAATCATTCAGCTTGGTATTGTTATAATAATCCTCTTGAAAATAAAAAAACATTAAACAATTGGTTTTTTTTTCCTCCTATTACTTACTCATTCATGGCTTACCTCAATAGCACTGCTTTTATTGACTACGTAAGCAAAATAACTAAAATCAATAATTTATTTCCAGATATTGGACTTCATGGAGCTGGGTGGCATATTCATGGAAGAAATGGAAAATTAAACGTTCATTTTGATTATTCTATTCATCCTAAACTTAATCTTCAAAGAAAACTTAATATAATAATTTACCTAACTAAAGATTGGAATATTGAATGGGGAGGTAATTTAGAGTTTTGGTCGCATGATAAAGTTACAAACAAACCTTTAAAAAAAGTCAAAACTATTGAAAATATTTTTAATAGAGCTGTAATATTTGACACTACTCAAAATTCTTGGCATGGTTTTCCTTCACCTATTACATGTCCAGAAAATGTTTATAGAAAAAGTATTGCTATGTACTATCTTTGTGAGCCTTCTGATAATGCTGAAAAAAGAAAGCGTGCACTTTATGCACCGTCGGAAGACCAAAAAAATTGTATAGATATAGAAGAATTAATTAGAAAAAGATCTGAATGAGAAACGTTTGGCAATTGTGGTCTGGTTATTTAAGTAAAAATGTTTGTAATAATATTATTGAATATTGTTGTCTATTTCCTTCTTCACAATCAAATATTGGATTTGGTGATCAAGTAATAACCGATAACAATTATAGAAATAGCATTATAAGATGGGTAGATCCCAACAATTCTGTTATTTCACCAATCATAGTTTATTTAACCCTACAAGCAAATAAAAATGCATTTAATTATGATATTTACCCTGAAGTAAAAGAACTACAATTTAGTGAATATCAAAGTGAAGAATTAAATCATTATGATTGGCATTATGACACAGATTGGAATAATCCCGATAATTATGATAGAAAATTATCTGTTATAATTCAGCTTTCAGATTCGGATGATTATCAAGGTGGTGATTTTTTATTTGAAAGAAGTATTCCACAACCTAATTTAAATGATCTCAGGAAGCAAGGAAGTATACTAATATTTCCTTCATTTTTATCACATAAAATATGTAATGTAACATTTGGCAAACGATATAGTTTGGTGACTTGGATTCATGGACCTAAATTTAAATAACTGCAAAGAACAAATACTTTATCTGTTAAATTACCACAATATTGATGGCCATGATAAGCCTGGTGGAACAGATAAGAACACTAATCATTCTTATGTTGAAGTGTATGGAGAATTGTTAGCTCCTTTTGTTGGCAAGAATGGTTCTTTATTGGAAATAGGTGTTCAATATGGAGGATCTTCTTTACTTTGGCACGACTTATTAGATAAGTTTAAAATATTAATGATAGACAATGAAGATAAAATAGATCTTCAAGTCAAATCTAAACTTAATTACAATAAATTTAATTTTTTAATACAAAATGCTTATTCACAAGAAGTTGTTAATATTTGTAGAAATCTTCATCCTGGTGGGTTTGAAGTTATAATTGATGATGGTCCTCATACTATTGAAAGTCAAAAAAAGTGCATTGAACTTTATTTGGATTTATTAAAAGTAAACGGTTTATTAATTATTGAAGACATTCAAGATATTAATTTTTTAAAAGAACTTCAATCATCAATTCCATACTCCGAAATTTACGAATATGAAGTAAAGATATACGATTTAAGAGATAAAAAAAACAGGTATGATGATATCGTTTTTGTGATTAGAAAGAAAAATAAGCCTGCTCAAAACAAGATTGCTGTGTTTTATCATTTAGGACAATTTGGTCAGTGGGAGAGATTGTTTCAAGAGCAGATGAATTCTTTGGTAATATCAGGACTGTATGATGCCGCTAGTTTTATTCATATAGGAGTTAATGGTAATTCTGAACTACCAGTGATTCTTGATAAATTTAAGATTGTTTACAATCAAGATCAAGTATTGGAAGCTGATACATTGAAATCATTATCTGATTTTTGTAAACAAAATCCAGATTATAGAGTGATGTACTTTCATACTAAAGGTTCCACACAAGAAAATACAAGAAATAGATTTAATGTAGACAAATGGAGATTGTACTTAGAGTATTTTACTATCCATCAATGGAAGAGATGTATTCAAAAACTTTATCATTACGATACAGTAGGTACTGAATACAGTTATGAGACAGGACTTATTAATAAGGATAATGGAATTACAGAATGGGAAAATAATCCCCATTATGCTGGAAATTATTGGTGGGCTAACGCTAGTTACATAAACAAACTTGATTTTAATTATCTTTATAATACCGATAAAGGATGGACTAGATATAGAAGTGAATTTTGGATAGGCACTGGAAATCCAAATAAATTTAGCTTTTATCAAACTAACTGTTTTGACAAATATCAAGATTCACAATACCTTCCTACTGATTATATTTTTAAAGAACAATATAAAGAACCTCTAAATGATGTGAGTGATCAAATGGTCAAAAATAAAACAGCTAAATTTGTAATGATTACAATGTATAAAAATGAGGCTAAAACTATAAAAAGAATGTTAGAGTCTTGTTACAAGTACATTGATTATTATGTTATACAAGATAATGGTTCAACAGATGGTACTACTGACATAGTTAATCAATTCTTTTCTGATAAAAATATACCTGGGTTTGTTTATAAATGTGAGGAAGGTTGGATAGGATTTGGTTGGAATAGAGATCATTTACTTCAAAAATGTTTAAATACTGATCATGGTTGTGACTGGATTCTTAAAATGGATTGTGATGAAACTCTAGAAGTTGATGATGATTTTGATTGGAGTGTATTCGATGATCACAATCTTCATTCCTTCCATGTTCCAGCTATAGCAGGAGGTACAATATACCAGAGAGCCTGGATATGGAACGCAAGATTGAAATGGAAATTTAATCATGATACAGCTCATGAGACAATAGAATTGCTCAATGATGGTATAGGTGCCAATTTCAGAAGACACAATTTACCAAAATCATTCAGACACATTGGACATTTTTCAGATGGAGAGAGTTGGCAAGTTCCAACAAAATATGTCTCAGATGCTCTCAAACTGGAAGAGAAACTAATAAGAGAGAACACATTTTTAACTGATCTGTATCATTTTTGGTATATTGGTAAAAGTTACTACGATTGTTACAGAGAACCATCACTACCTCTTAAAGAAAAACATTCTCAAGAATTTGCTAGAAGATGTATTTTTAATTTTATAGAATTTTTAAATGTTACCCATAATTATGACAAAACTGGTAAGGCAGATAGAATAGATGAAATGGCTTATTATGCCATGATGTTGATCGGTAATTGCTACATGTATCTTAAGGAATATTCTAATGCATTAAAGTATCTTGGAGGTGCTGAGGAATTTTGTCCTGTAAGAAACGAGCATTTGGTAAACATGGCTTTGTGTTATCAGGAAACTGAAAATTATGAAATGATGAAGTTAATAACTTCAAGATTAGTTGAGCCCCAAAGGACAAATCCTTTTCCAAATTACAGTTTTATTATAGATTCAAATAGTTATTATGATACGGGAAATTATGTAAAACAACTACATGATCAAGCATTATTAAAAACTGAAAAAAATATCTTTAGGATTAATAAAAAAATGAACAAAAGACTTTGGATTGTAGATAACTTTTATGTTGAACCTGATGAAGTAAGGAAATTTGCACTTAATGTTGAGTACCAAGAAGATGTTCAATGGTATAAAGGTTTGAGATCTAAAGAACAATATAACTTTGATGGTATTAAAGAAGCTTTTGAAGAAATTATGGGAATGAAACTCAAACCTTTGGATTCACATGGGATGTGCGGAAGGTTTCAAATTTGTAGATCTCAAGAGCAGTTAGTTTATCATGTTGATTCACAAGCATGGGCAGCTATGATTTATTTGACTCCTAATGCACCTCCACAAAGCGGTACTTTACTTTTAAGATCATTAGTTACAGGTGCGAGACATTCTGATGATCCTAATTTTCAAGGAACATTTGATGGAGGATTTTATGATAAAACAAAATTTCAAGTTGTAGACAGAGCAGGTAACGTATATAATAGGTTAGTAATTATGGATGCTCGTTGTATTCATGCTGCTGCTGAGTATTTCGGACAGGGCAAAGACGATGGAAGACTAACTCATTTATTTTTCTTTGATAATGAATAACTATAAATTTAGTATTATAACACCTACTCATAGTATAAAAAATATTCCATTTTTAATAGAACTTTATGAAAGTATAGTTAGACAAACTTATACTAATTGGGAATGGATTTTGTATCTCAATGGTCCAATTTCTATAGATGATCTACCACAATCTATAATTAAAAATAGTAAAGTAAAAACTAACTACTATGATGGGGATAATACTAATGTTGGGTTTCTGAAAAATCTAGCGTTTAATGCTGGAACTGGAGATATTCTTGTAGAAGCTGATCATGATGATATTTTAGTAGAAACATGTTTAGAAAAATTAAATGATGCATATCAAGACCAGCAATATGGTTTTGTTTATAGTGATAATGCTAATTATCATATGCAAGATAAGTTTACACCATATAATGAGGCTTGGGGTTGGACTCATAGACTTTACAATTATGAAGGTAAAAATTTATTTGCAATGAATAGTTTTGAACCTTCAAGTCACTCTGTAGGCTATATTTGGTATGCACCCGATCACGTAAGATCATGGAGAACATCCGTATACAAAGACATAGGAGGACATAATCCTGAACTGTCTATTTGTGATGATCATGAGTTGATGATAAGAACCTACTTAAAAACTGAGTTTAAAAGAATACCAGAAGTTCTTTACATATACAGAATAACAGGAGAGAATACTTGGTTAGAAAGAAATCAAGCTATTCAAACAACAACTGTCAAACTTTTTAACCAGTATGCGCAACTCCTTGCTGAAAAAGACGCTGATAAAAGTAATCTTCTTAAAGTAGACATAGGTGGTGGGATCAATAGTCGGCCTGGATATTTGACTATTGATATTCAAGATGCAGATATAAACGTTGATTTAAATAATGGCATTCCATTACCTGATAACAGTGTTGGTGTAATTAATGCAAGTCATGTAATTGAACATTTACATGATAAAACATATACTATGCAAGAAATCCACAGAGTACTTGCACACGGGGGTTGGGCGTTTATTGAAGTACCAAGTACTGATGGTAGAGGTGCTTTTCAAGATCCTACTCATGTTAGTTATTGGAATGAAAACAGTTTCTTATATTATACTAATGCTTATTTGGCAAACTTTATTAGAAACAAAGATATTCGTTTTCAAGAATTTAGAAGAGAAACTTGGTTTCCTAATGATTGGTTGAAGAATATGAATGTTTGTGTGACAACTTGGTGGGGTGTGGCAAACAAACCAGGTGGAAGAAGACTACCTCATAGGTTAGAAATCTAACATTTATTGATCTCCTAAATAGTTATAAACTTAGGAGATTATATGGCAGTCCCAGCAACAAGAGCAGATTTCAAGGAATATTGCCTTCGCAAACTAGGTAAGCCAGTTATTGAGATTAACGTTGATGATGATCAAGTCGAAGATCGTATTGATGAATCTCTGAAATATTATTACGACTATCATTTTGATGGATCAGAAAGAATATTTTATCAACATCAAGTAACTGCTAATACTAAAACAGACAAATACATAACATTACCTGAAAACATCATTGGGGCTGTAAGGATTTTCCAAATTGGAGATCCTTCAATGAAATCTAGTGACATGTTTAATATTAGATATCAAATTGCTCTTAATGATTTGTATCAATTAACTACTGTATCATTAATACCATACTATATGGCGATGCAGCATCTTGGTACTATAACAGAATTGTTAGTGGGACAACAACCTATCAGATATAACAGACATACAAATAAATGTTACATTGATATGGACTGGACTAAAATAAATGTTGGTGAGTATCTTTTAGTTGAAGCATATGAAGTAATTAACCCAGATACTTACACTGATGCTTGGGGTGATCGATGGCTTCAGCATTACTGTACTGCTAAAATTAAATATCAATGGGGAACAAATCTAACTAAGTTTACTGGAATGCAACTTCCTGGTGGTGTTCAATTTAATGGTGAAAAGATACTTGACGATGCAAAAACTGAAATAGACAAACTTGAGCAAGAAATGATTTCAAGTTATTCATTACCAGTAATGGATATGATAGGTTAAAGTGGCAACTAATTTTTATTTCAACAACTTTACTTCCTCAGCAGAACAAGATTTAATTGCTGAGTTGGTTTTGGAGTCCATAAAAATTTATGGCCTTGATGTTTATTATATTCCTAAAAGGGAAGTAGATAAAGACAAGATATATGGTGAAGATTCTTTAGTAGAGTACAATACTTCCTACTTAGTTGATATGTACGTTAAAAATGTTGATGGTTTTGAAGGTGAAGGAGATTTTCTTTCCAAGTTTAATATAGAAATAAGAGATCAAATAACATTTACAGTTTCAAAAAGAAATTTTGAAAATGAAATTAGTAGACAAGAATCAGGCATTTTAAGGCCTCAAGAAGGAGATTTAATTTTCTTTCCTCTCAACAATAAAGTATTTCAAATCAAGTTTGTTGAACATGAAGCTGTTTTTTATCAAATAGGTTCTTTACAAATGTATGATTTAAAATGTGAGCTATTTGAATATAGTAATGAAGTAATGAATACTGGTTTTGACCTGATTGATAATCTACAAAATAACTTCTCAACTTCATTTAATAATTTTGCTCTCTTGACTGAAAATGGATTAGAAATTACTGATGAAGAAAGATATACAATAACAAGAGAAGAGTTTGATTTAGATACTCAAGATACATTGGCAGATAATGATGATATTGAAATAGAAGCTGATGGAATATTAGATTTTACTGAAGCCGATCCGTTTAGTGAAGGGGGTAGATTCTAATGTTCGGTCACGTTTTCTATCATGATACAATTAGAAAGTATGTAATTTTGTTTGGTACATTATTTAACGAAGTTTATATTAATAGACCAAATACAGAAAGAAAAATAATACAAACTATCAAAGTTCCTATTTCTTATGGTCCTAAAGATAAAATGCTTGCTAGGATCGATGGTGATCCTAATTTAAGTAGACCTGCTATAGTACTTCCAAGAATGGGATTTGAGCTTACTGATATAAGTTATGCTTCAGAAAGAAAACTTAATACATTGCAAAAACATGTAGCAGTCAATTCTTCTGATGCAAATACTTTAAAATATCAATACATGCAAGTTCCTTATAACTTTAACTTTACTTTATCAATAGCTGTTAAAAATGCTGATGATGGCACTAGAATTTTAGAACAAATACTACCTTTTTTTACACCTAGTTGGAATTCTACTGTAGAATTAATTCCTGAACTTGGATTAAAACTTGATATACCTGTAATTTTAAACGACGTTACTTCTCAAGATACATATGAAGGTGACTTTTTAACTAGAAGAGCTCTTATTTGGACTTTAAACTTTACTTTGAAAGGTTATGTTTTTGGACCAATCAGATCTAGCGAAGTGATAAAATTAGCAAATACAAACTTTTATGATACAACAATATATGATAATATTGATACAGCAGTTGGTGCTGCAGATGTAGTTTCCTCGGTAGATGTCAAACCTGGGTTGCTTGCAAATGGTTCACCAACATCTAATTCTTCTTTAACTATTAGTGTGGACCAAATAGATGCAAACGATAACTATGGATACATCGTCACAAAAACCTGATGTTATAGCTAACACTCTAGATCTTGTACCTTTAAAAGATAATAAAGAAAATAATAATCATATCGTAGATGATTATGAGTATGCTCGAGGAAGCATGATTAATGTTATTGAAAAAGGACAAGAGGCTTTGAATGATATGTTAGATGTAGCACAAAGGTCTCAACATCCAAGAGGATATGAAGTTGTAGCTACATTAATAAGCACTTTAGCAAATGCAAATAAAGACCTTCTAGATCTTACTAAAAAGAAAAAAGAATTAGAACAAAATTCTGATGGTGGACCATCTACAGTAAATAATAATCTTTATATTGGTTCAACAGCTGATTTACTAAAGCTACTTAAAAAACCTAATGAATAATGGATATCTTGGTAACACCAAGTTAAAAAAACCTAATGTTAGGCATCAATATACACCAGAGCAAATAGAAGAGTATGTTAAATGTGCTCAAGATGGAGTTTACTTTGTAAAAACTTATGTAAAAATTGTTCATGTTGATAAAGGTATAGTAAACTTTGATCTTTGGCCTTTTCAAGAAAAGTTTATATCAACAGCAATAAGAGAACGTTTTGTAGTAGCTAAAATGCCTCGTCAGGTTGGAAAAACAACTACGATCGCAGCTATGATTCTTCATATGGCTTTATTTACTGAAAATTATAATGTTGCTATTCTTGCTAACAAAGAAAAGCAATCAAAAGAAATACTTTCTAGAATAAAGTTAGCATATGAAAATTTACCTAAATGGATGCAACAAGGTATTGTAGAATGGAATAAAGGAAACATAGAATTAGAAAACGGTTCTAAGATTTTAGCAAGTTCTACAACATCAAGTGCTATTCGTGGTGGATCGTTTAACTTGGTTTACTTAGATGAGTTTGCTTTTGTTCCTGATAATATACAAGAAGACTTCTTTAAATCAGTATACCCAACAATTTCATCTGGCCAGACAACTAAAATCCTTGTCACATCTACTCCAAACGGTCTCAATCTATTCTATAAATTATGGGTTGATAGTGAGGAAGGAAGGAATAATTTTAAAAGAGTATCTGTTCATTGGAGTGATGTACCTGGAAGAGATGAAGCATGGAAAGAAGAGACTATTAAGAATACTTCACAGGAACAATTTGATCAAGAGTTTGAATGCGAGTTCTTAGGATCTACAAACACATTGATATCACCCCAGACCATTAGAAGGCTAGTGTTTAAAACACCTACGAAAGCTTCTGATGAAGGGCTTAGAATATATTCAGATCCCGTACCTAATGGATTATATACGATGGTTGTTGATACGTCAAGAGGCAAAGGTTTGGACTACTCAGCATTTATTGTAGTAGATGTATCACAAGTACCTTATAAGACCGTTGCAACTTTTAGAAATAATGAGACACCATCAATCATCTACCCTACTATAGTCGAGCAAACAGCAAAGTATTTCAATTATGCTCAAGTATTGATAGAAACAAACGATGTTGGTCAACAAGTAGCTGACATATTAAGAGACGATTTAGAATATGATAATATCATTTATACTACCTCAGACTCTAAGAATGGACAGATTATTACAGGAGGATTCAATGGTGTCAAGTCTCCTGGTGTCAAGACATCCAAGCAAGTTAAGAGAATTGGATGTCAAGTGTTTAAAACTCTTTTGGAAAATAACAAACTTATTATTAATGATTATCATACAATCCAAGAGATTTCTAGGTTTGCATTGAAGGGTAAATCGTACGAAGCTGAAGATGGAAATGATGATTTAGTAATGTGCCATGTTCTTTTTGCTTGGATGAGTACACAACCTTACTTTAGAGAACTAACAAGCATTGACTTAAGGTTAAAACTATATAATGAACAACAAAAAATGCTCGAAGAGAGCACTTTGCCATTTGGTTTTATTAATGATGGTAACAAACAAATAAAAGAATTTGAAGTTGTAGAGCTTGAGAATATGAGTTTTGATGAGTGGATGAGGACGTAAAACCCTTGATTTATAAATAGTTTGTATCCGTTCTTGTATAAATAAAATTCATTTTTTGGGAGATGAACATGCCTTTCCAAGTTAGTCCAGGCGTAAATGTATCAGAAATTGACCTGACTACGGTAGTTCCTGCAGTCTCTACAACAGAAGGTGCCTTTGCTGGTGTATTCCGTTGGGGTCCTGTTAGCGAGAGAGTTTTAATTGACTCTGAGCAAAGTCTAGTTGCTAGATTCGGAAGACCTACAAGTCATAATCCTGAGACATTCTTTACTGCCGCAAACTTTTTATCGTATGGTAATAAACTTTATGTTGTTAGAGTAGCTAATACTACTGGTAATGCTGATAGTTCAGGAGCAGTTGCGTTTTCTGCTATAGCTAATTCAGGTCCTGTTACAAACACACAACTACAATCAGCTATAGTTAAAAACGAAGATTCATATGATTCAGCTACGTTCAATGCAAACGTTTTCTTTGTAGCAAAATATCCAGGAGACCTTGGAAATTCGTTAAAAATTTCTGTTTGTGATTCTTCTAATCAATTTAGTTCCAATGCACATCTCAACAATGGTGATGCTAATATTGCAGCTGGAGAACTGACAGCAACTGTTGGAAATACAATTCTAAGAATTTCTTTGTCTAATACAGCTACTGGAACTTTAGCAGAAGCAAATACTCAGGCTAATACATTGATCGGTACGTTAACAGTTGGGGATTACGTGAGAGTAGGTAATTCAACAATTGGTGAGCAGTACATGAAAGTTTCTTCTGTAGACTCCGCTCCAACAGCAAATTCAACTCATAGATTCTTTGATATTACTTGTGAAACAAAGTTTCAATTATCAACCGCATTTACCGGAAATACACTTCCAAGATTCTGGGAATACTATAACGCAGTCGACGGTGCTCCAGGACAATCCAATTACGTTCTAAATTTTGGTAACACTAGTGCAAATGATGAGCTTCATGTAGTTGTTTCCGACGAAGATGGAGTTATTAGTGGAGTTCCTGGTACCATACTAGAAGTGTTTGAAAGAGTATCTAGAGCGACAGATGCTAAATCAGATGATGGCGCAAGCATCTACTACAAAAATGCTCTAAACAACTCTTCAGCATATGTTTATTGGGGAAATCAAAGAAGTGGAGCTTCTGTAGCAAACGCTGCTTCTATTGCTTCTTCAACTAACAGCAAACCTCAGACAATTAACTTTAATGCTGGTACAGATGCAAATAACGAAACAAACGTTGCTTTGGGAACATTGTTAGCAGGTTATGATTTGTTTACTTCAGCAGAAGATGTTGATGTCTCTTTGATCCTTACTGGAAAATCCAGAGGAGGTACTAATGGAGAACAGATTGGTAATTACCTAATTGATAATATTGCAGAAGTTCGTAGAGATTGTGTTGTATTTGTTTCTCCAGATAAGGATGACGTTGTTAACAACGCAGGAGATGAAGGTAATGATGTTGTAACCTTTAGAAATAGCATGAGAAGCTCTTCATATGCTGTTTTGGATTCAGGTTACAAATATCAATACGACAAATATAATGATGTGTATCGTTGGATTCCTCTCAATGGTGACATTGCAGGTCTTTGTGTTAGAACAGATGATCAAAGAGATCCATGGTTCTCACCAGCTGGTTATAACAGAGGTCAAGTAAAAAATATTATTAAACTAGCTTACAATCCAACAAAAGCTTACAGAGATCTTCTCTATAAAAATGGAGTTAATCCTGTAGTTACTTTCCCTGGTCAAGGAACAGTGTTGTTTGGTGACAAAACGTTGTTAGCCAAACCAAGTGCGTTTGATAGGATCAATGTTCGTAGATTGTTCATTGTTCTTGAAAAGGCAATTGCTACAGCTGCTAAATTTACACTATTTGAATTCAATGATGATTTCACTAGAGCTCAGTTTAGAAATTTAGTTGAGCCTTTCCTAAGAGATGTTCAAGGAAGACGTGGAATTTATGATTTCAAGGTAGTGTGTGATGGAACAAATAATACAGGTGAGGTTATTGATAGAAACGAATTTGTTGGAGACATCTATATCAAACCAGCAAAGTCAATTAACTTTATTCAGTTGAACTTTGTTGCAGTTAGAACAGGAGTAGAATTTTCGGAGGTCGTAGGACAATTCTGATACATTAGTAACTGATCAAATGGGTGGTTCGAAAGACCACCCATTTTTTTTATGCTTAATTTGATAACAAAGAGTTGTGTATTTAATTTCGGGAAAGTCAGTGTTAGCTTCCCTTATAGAATTATATCTTTTATTTAAATAATACACAGGTTTACTTGCTACCTTAAGACTTGCCATAATAATTTTATGTTTATTTTTTATAAGATCATCAAACATTGGATTATTTAATGAAGTGTAAATTGATTTTTTCTGCCTTCCTTTTTCTGTAAGTCTATTAATTTTATTTTTATTAGAAATTTTTTGTTTAGTTTCATTACTATGTTTTTTTCCAAACATTGGGTTATTTTCTGCTAATAGCTTTTGACCATGTCCTTTTAAATAACCTTCTGATAAAAAGTCCTTTAACAAATCCTTTCTTATAAGAGTTTTTTTACCTTGTTTATGAACCCATATCCTATTTCTTTTAGAATCAGACATTATTTGTCTTATTCTTTCATCATATTCAATCGCTCCTGAAATATTTTTATTAAGCCATTTATCATTGTATAAAACTTTAATCCTTCTTAATACTTTCTTTTCCCATTCAATGGCATCTTTAGATTGGTTAAATTCTTTCCTTATTTCTCTTAATGGAGGCATTCCATATTTAATCATACATTCATGAACAAGTTTTGAGGAAGTAAAATATTTGACTAAAAATTCGGAACAACAACAACCTTTTTTATACCTGACACCATAATAATATAAGTTATGATCAGGCCATCCTATTAAATAAGTATAAGGTTTTTTCATTTTTTTATGTGAGAGCGATATTGTAGGATATTTATAAAATATTTTGTTATAAATAAAACATATAGAGGAGAAACAACATGGCTTTTAATGTAAACGAGATCAGAAGTCAACTAACACTTGGAGGAGCGAGACAATCGCTTTTCCAAGTGCAGTTCACTAATCCTGCTAACTCTGTTGCCGATATCAAAGTCCCTTTTTTATGTAAAGCATCTCAGATTCCAGCATCAACTTTAGGAGTAATTGAAGTACCTTACTTCGGTCGTAAAGTTAGACTAGCTGGTGATAGAGTGTTTGCTGATTGGTCAGTTACTGTGATCAACGACGAAGACTTCTTAATTAGAAATGCACTTGAAGAATGGTCAGCTACTATTAATTCTCATCAAGGTAACTTGAGAGGATTTGGAGCAGCTAGTCCTTTACTTTATAAATCAACAGCAGAAGTAACACAATACTCAAAAACAGGAACAATTCTCAGAGTATATAAATTTAATGGTATATTCCCAACAGAGATCTCTCCAATAGAGATGTCTTGGGAATCAACTGATACTATTGAAGAGTTTAATGTTACCTTCCAATATGATTGGTGGGAGGTTTCAGGTGGTATTACTGGCCAAGCTGGCACTACTACCTAATATATAAAGTGGGGCTCTCAAGCCCCACTAATATGGAGTAAATATGGCAGAACTGTTCGGTTTTGAGATTCGCCGTAAAGGGCAGACTCAATCCCAAGAAGAAGAAAAATTACAAACATTTGCACCAAAGCAAGAAGACGATGGTGCTCTTGTTGTTGCTTCTGGTGGTGCGTATGGCACTTACGTAGATCTTGAAGGATCAGCTAGAACAGAAGCAGAATTAGTTACCAAATATAGAGACATGATGCAGCACCCTGAAGTAGAAAGTGCTGTGGATGATGTTGTTAATGAAGCTATTGTAGTTGAGCGAGGTGTAAACACAGTAGAAATAAATTTGGATCAAACTAAGATTTCAGCTAATATTAAGAAGATGATATCTGATGAGTTTGATAACATACTAAAACTTTTAAATTTTAACACTCAACCTTATGAAGTGTTCAAGAATTGGTACGTTGATGGTAGATGTTACTATCATGTAATCATTGATCCAGAAGATTTGAAGGGTGGAATCAAGGAACTTAGACTTATTGATCCACGTAAGATAAGAAAAGTTAGAGAGATTAAAAAGAAAAAGAATCAAATATCTCCCAATTCACGAATAGATGTTTCTAAAACAACAAACGAATATTACATTTATAATGATAAAGGATTTGCTTCTTTAAATAATTCTTTATCTCAAACTGTAGGTGCTTCTGGTCTAAAGATAGCCAAAGATTCTATAGTACATTGTACCTCTGGATTATTAGATACAAATTCAACATTAGTACTTTCTTATCTTCATAAAGCAATTAAACCATTAAACCAATTGCGTGCTCTTGAAGATGCAACTGTAATTTACAGAATATCAAGAGCTCCTGAAAGAAGAATATTTTATATTGATGTTGGTAATCTGCCTAAGATGAAAGCAGAACAATACCTTCGCGACATGATGGTTCGTCATAAGAATAAACTTGTTTATGATTCCACAACAGGTGAAATTCGTGACGATAGAAAATTTATGACGATGTTAGAAGATTATTGGCTTCCTCGTCGAGAAGGTAATAGAGGGACAGAGATAACTACCCTTCCTGCAGGCCAAAATCTTGGTGAAATGGATGACGTGCTTTATTTTCAAAAGAAACTTTATCGCTCTTTGTTAGTTCCAGAAACAAGACTAAATCAAGATGCAACTTTTAGTATGGGTCGTGATACTGAAATTACTAGGGAAGAAATCAAGTTTGCTAAATTAGTTGATAGATTGAGAACAAGATTTTGCCAATTGTTTCTTAAAACTTTAGAAAAACAATTAATTCTTAAGCAAGTTCTTACCATGGATGATTGGAAAGAAATTGGTCCAATGATAAGTTTTGATTTTGCAAGAGACAACTACTTTGCTCAGCTCAAAGAAATGCAAATACTAAACGAGAGAATGACAGCATTTACCAATATGCAGCCAATAGTAGGTAAGTACGTTTCTAATACTTGGGTACGTAAACACATTCTTCTTCAATCAGATGATGAAATTGAACAAATGGATAAAGAGATTGCTGAAGAAGAAACCATTCCCCAATACAATAGTGAAGGCGATGGAGGAGACGGAGGCAACCCTAATCCACCAAGCCCTTTGAACGGTCAAAGACCACCAGTTTCTAAACCACTGATTCAATAATATAAATATTTGGAGTAATAATGACTACAGACACAACGCCCTATTTTGAAATTATAGATTTTGCTGCAAATGATAAACCAAATGAGTTTGTAAACAAATTCAATGAATTAATGTACAAGAAGGCTTATGATGCTGTAGAAAGATACAAACAAGATATTGCAAATAACTATTTCGGACAAGAACAAGAAACTGAAGTAGAAGAAACAGAAGAAGAGGAAACCTCTGATGAAAACGCTTAAACAAATTTTTGGAGAAGTTTACGGTCCTGATACAAAGGATGGTAAGGCATTCGTCCATAAACATGTTACTGTGAAGTATGATGATAGAAACGGAAACGGTGACGATGTTTTTCAAGCTACCAATGTTAAAACTGTAAAACGTAAAGAAGAACGTCATGGGTATGATTCAGGTGAAGATGAAAAAGTATATGAATCAGAAGATCCTCAAGTACTTTTAGATTTTATAAACGAAGAGCAAATCGATGAGATGGATAAGTCAATGGCATATGCTACTGGTACAAAAAGAGCTATGCAAATGACAGGTGATAAGCCACCTTTAGAAAAATCTACTATTAAGAAGGCTCATAAGATCGCTAAAGCGATGCTTCGTAAAGAAGATTATAGTTCTGAAGATTTTCAAACATTTGTTACTGAAAGATATGAAGGTCTTTCAGAAGAAGATTTAGCTCTTATTGAAACAATGTATGAGAGTCTAGAAGGTGAGGAAGCAGAAGAATTTTTAGATCTTCTAGATCAAGGAGAACTTGACGCTTTCTTAGATGAGCTAGAAAAAGAATTAGAGGACTAATAACATGGCCGAGGTTATTAAATTAGTTGGTTTTGAAGTCACGCTGAATGCTACAGCTAACCTAGTGTCCAATGCAGTATTAGTAAAAATTTCTAATGCAAATACAACCACTGCATCAACTATTACTGTAGTGAACGCTGCTGGAGCAAATACTGCCAATACCACTCTTCTTCCTCTTACAGAAATTTATTTACAGAAACCTACAGACTCAAAGTTGATTAGTTCACTTACATCTTTAGTCACAGCTACACCAGTTGCTTTTAGTTAAGGATCAAACATGAAGTTAATGATAGAACAAGTAGAGAACGTAAAGTTCTTAACAGAAGAAAAAGAAGGAAAGAAAAAGTTCTATATTAGTGGTCCTTTTATTCAAACTGAACAACAGAACAGAAACGGTCGTGTTTACAGAATGTCCTACATGGAAAATGTTGTTAACAAATATAACAACGACTATGTGAACACTGGGCGAGCACTTGGTGAGCTAGGACATCCTAATGGTCCTACTATTGGTTTAGATAGAGTTTCTCATAAAATTGTTTCCCTAAAAAGAGAAGGAAATGATTTTATTGGTAAAGCAGAGATTCTAGGAACACCAATGGGTAACATTGCCAGGAATCTTTTAGAGAGTGGTGTGCAGCTTGGTGTATCTACGAGAGGCATGGGTTCTATAAAAGAAAAGAACGGTATTATGGAAGTTCAGGATGACTTCTATCTTGCTACTGCTGCTGATATTGTTGCTGATCCTTCAGCTCCTAATGCTTTTGTTCAAGGCATTATGGAAGGAGTAGAATGGGTTTGGGATAATGGTATATTAAAGCAACAACAGGTTGAATCTTATAAAAAGACGATTGAGAAAGTTTCTAAAGCAGATTTTGAAGATACAGCGATCAAAGTCTTCGAACATTTCCTAAGTTCTATAAGAAATAAATAAATTTATAAATATTACATATAGTTAAGGAGTTACTTTAATGGCTAAAGGAAAATCATTCGGAGACGTAGTTAAGTCTGTGATCTCTGAACAAAAGAACATTGAGGAGAAGGTAGAAGTTGGTGGTGGCACTACCGGGGTTGCTCATGGAGCTGATCCTCACGGTGGTCAGACACCAACTCGAACTGCGGACAAGCGTAATAGCGAACCAATGCAAAAAGGTCAGAACCCAGCAAATACTCCAATCGAAGATACATCAACAGACAGCAACACTAAACCTACTGGTGATGCTTCTGCTTCCAATAAAGGTACCATTGCTGCTAAACCTAGTGCTGCTTCTGGCTCGATGAAAGAACACATCGACGCTATCTTTCATGGTGAAGATCTGTCAGAAGATTTCCGTAGCAAAGCAACAACAATTTTTGAAGCTGCAGTTTCCGCTCAAGTTCAGGAAGAAGTACAAAGACTAGAAGAAGAATATGAGCAGAAGCTTGAAGAAGATTTTAAATCTCTTACAAATGAACTGGTAGAAAAACTTGATCAGTATATGAATTATGCTGCTGAACAATGGATGCAAGAAAATCAAGTTGCAATTGAGTCTTCTATCAAAACAGAAATCACAGAGGGCTTTATTAATGGTCTCAAGTCTCTTTTCCAAGAGCACTACATTGAGATACCAGAAGATAAAGTAGATGTTCTAGGTGAGATGGCTACTAAGGTTGATGAACTTGAAGAAAAACTTAATAGTGTAATGCAAGAAAACATCGATCTTAGAGGTCAACTAAGTGAGAACACTCGTGAGAAGATCCTCGCTGATGTATCCGAAGGCCTTGCTGCAACTCAAATTGAGAAGCTAGCAGCTTTAGCCGAAGGTGTTGACTTTGACACTCCTGATAACTTTAAAAAGAAGTTAGAGATTGTTAAAGAGAACTACTTCCCTTCAGTTAATTCGACTAAGCAATTGTTCGAAGAAGTTGAAGAAGAAGCTCTAGCGTCCAACGAGGAGCAGACAAAGAAAGTAAACGTTGATCCATCAGTCAGTGCTTACGTTTCAGCTTTGTCAAGAACTGTAAAAAGATAATTATT